CCCCAACACCGATATCCTTCATAATTTGTAGGTATTCCATCGCCACATCCTTATCAGCGATGACAATGTCATCACCAAGAAGGGCGTAGTGACGGAAGTACTGTGCATGACCCACTCTAAAGGCTGCTATCTGCACTATCACGTGATGTGTTAGTGCCATAACTGCCCAAGAGGAGTACGCACCCATTGGTTGCCCAACGGCGTACCTTACTTCATCCCCGTAAACTGAAGCTTTCCCGGAAACCTCTGTGGATATAGTGTTGGTGATACTATCCTTAAATCCAGGCGTAACCCTGAACGGACGGTGGGCAATAACCCACCCCCATTCAGTGGCTGCGTTGAATTTGAAGATATGTAAAACCTCCATCTGTAACCATAAAGGGATCCGATCTGTTGCTGCGGTCAAGTCAAATGAGTAAGCAGGAGCACCTGAAACCCGTATATACTCCATTAAGGAGTGTAACGGTTTGGTTTGGTCATGAGTCCCGTCAGTATCGAGCTTACCGAGGAGATCATAGATCCCATCGTGTAAAGGTTTCAGTAACCACTGAGACCAAGCGTCGATAATGGCAACGATTCTAACCTTACCACCACCTTCGTCGAAGGTAGCCAGGCGCCCTGTTGTCCATTTGATTCTACCCCCAAACAGCTTATAAAACTGCCAGGTGTAGAAGGTTCCTAATAAGAAACTGAGTACTGGATGCAAACTTAAACTCCAAAAGCAGAACATAGTTCCGCTGAAGTAGATAAGTTGCACCAGCACGTAAAGACACCACAACCACACTAAGTGGGCGTAGGCTTGTCTCTTACGAGCGTAAGCCATAATCCCAGCTAGAGTCTCAAAGTCGTATACGAACGCGAAAACGTCCGCAATACAACCCCAAGTCGATAGTGGAGCATTAGGGCCAGAAGTCTCAGAGATCTTCCACGAACCACCTTTTCTTACTCTAAGTTCAGGAAACCATCTTGAAACCTTAGACACCTCACTAAAGAGGGATCTAATGGTTCCAGTGTAGGGAGATGTTACAGTTGCCATGTCTGGCACTGTACCTCTCACACGGATAGTTCTCCATACCGAAAGGATAGAAAGGGTACATCTTGCGATGTTTAAAGGCTCCGATGTCGGTAATCCCCGCTTAATGCAGGTGATTTTAACCCTCAACGGTCCGGGTATGATCGCTGGTAATCCAGATTTAGCGAGAGCAATGTGCACGGCGGTCGGAGACCGGACGTACTGTTGATCCGCCAAATACTGAACTGTAGCTCTGACACACTCTTTTAAGTAGTTTACCGTGGCTTTACGGCCACTGTTCTTCCATAAAAGAATGATTTTGTCAGCCAAGCTCAGAAAGTAGGGAAGATACTCCTGTAAGCGCAGAGCATAGACTAGCAAGATTGTCATCGAGCGGATTTGACCCCGCTTGATGAACAGTCTCACTTTTTCTAAAGACCGTACTTTCATTTGTATGTTCATAGCTGAATGTATAAATGTGAGATGGTTGTTTAGCGACAGTGACCCCTATCCATATTTTATGGTTAAGGGGGGCTAGCCCTTAGAGCCAGGTTTCGCACGGTTACATACAAACCTATGTCGGATCACTATCGGTAGGGTTACATCCTACAAGGTATCCAGGTTATTTCTAACCCTGTCCTCATTGCCCATTACTAGGCGAAGTTGGCTGGAGTGGGGGACCTACCTTAGGCCTCTACTTAGCGAACATCGATTATCTCAGATCGGATGCTCGGGGTTCCAAGTATCACACTGGCTCGTTCGAGCCAG